AACAGGTTAAACTCCATAAAGTGTCCGGGTTTAAATTGGATTACTTTAGAGTTAATTGTTGTGTTTAAATGTTCGCTATTAGTTATCTCACCATTTTTATTTGTTAGAACATGTTTTATTACATCATCTTTATTTACTACTTCGTTAAATGTTTTCATCTCAGATGCGAAGAAGTAACTTTTCCAAAATTGCGTAAATGAACAGCACATATAAAGAGGTCTAACACCGTATGGATCTCTTGCTACTATAATTTTATCGTTTGCCTTGCTTGTTTTATCGTTTGCCTTGCTTGTTTTATCGTTTGCCTTGCTTGTTTTATCGTATAGTACAAAAGAGAATACACCATCTAACATAATAAGGGTTTGTTTTATGCCATATCGCTTATACATATGGATAATAACTTCGCAATCAGAGCTTGTTTTAGGAGATTTAATACCCATAATTTCATATAATTGCTTATAGTTATATATTTCTCCGTTGCATATAATAGTGATATTATCTACGGTAATAGGTTGATTTGATATATCATCAAGTCCGTTAATAGCTAGGCGGTGAAATCCAAGTAATAAATTATCAGAAGTGTATTCAATGTTAAATGTAGTATTTTCTGGTCCTCTTTTACTACCTTTGTGAAAATTTTCCTTAATTTTAGAAGTATTGTGTAAAGTACCTGATGAAGGAAAGTTATTATTTAGTAATGCAAATATTCCACACATTTTTATAGTTAATTAAATTAAATTAAATATCAGTATTTTAATTGTTGACAAATATTTAAATAGATTTTTTAAAACAAATATTTTTAATCTAAATATATATTATAATATAAGAAATGTCAAATGCAGCGACAGGAAATGAATCACCACAAACGAAACCACCACCAGAAGTATATGTAGTATCTGTATCTGTAACAGACGGCAAAGTTGATAAAGTAGTATCCGTGCATACGCCCTCGGACCCCTCCATAGCGCAAACGATCATGTCCGAAGAAGTCGGGGTTCCCTCGAAGCTGTGGGATACAGTGGGACTAAAAATGATCAATACCGAGGACGGCACGTGGTTGTCCCCCCAAATTATAAAGGACGTCGCTAGTTTTAGCAAAGAGAAGATCGCGGCAGAATTGAAAGCGAGCACGCGGAAAACGGATGGAGGTACACGCAGAACAAAACGCAAAGGCGGTAACAAACGCAGAACAAAAAGCAAACGTTCCAAGTCCAGACGTCGCAGATAAATGAAATGCGCAGATAAATGAAATGCGCAGATAAATGAAATGCGCAGATAAATGAAATGCGCTGATAAATGAAATGCGCTGATAAATGAAATGCGCTGATAAATGATTTAGTCAAACATTATATTTAATATTAATATTTCAATATTTAATATAACAATAATTTATATAGATAATATAAATATGTATGGTGTTATAGATTCAAAAACTTATTTAGTATGCGACATAGAACGTTCATCACAATTAAGCGACAGATTGTACGCCCGTCAAATGCCTGAATTTGCTAACGCATCTCCGATGGTATTTGACCCAAGACCAATATCCACAAAATATGATTTAATGCCTATAATGGACCGAAGAGCAACTACACAAATACCTATTAAAGCGGATAAATATAGGATGGATAATTTAGGAAATAAAACAACTCCATCTTATGGATGGTATGCTGAAAGAGTAAATCAAGAAACAGATTTAAGAAACACTAAGAGAAAGACAAAAGCAAGCGGAGACGAACAATATGTGCCATCATCAGCGAGTGATATGTTTAACTATAATGTAGAAGTAAATCAAACACAGCAATATGAAAAGGGATTACAAAATCATTCATTGCTTTTTCATGAACCACAAAATTTAGTAACATCTGCGCCCTGTAAAATGCCGGATACATCAAGAGCATTTGATAACCCAACGCAACCCAAACAAGCGTATGCCTATAAACCGGTAGTAACCCGTGCTGCCCAGCAAGCGGTAAATGCCTAAGCAAACCTTTTACACGATTTATTGTGTTCAATAATTTAATTATTATTATTACATATTAATAATAATAACAATAAACTATTAATATGAGTGAAATAGTAAACGAAGAGGACAAAGTAAACGAAGAGGACAAAGTAAACGAAGAGGACAAAGTAAACGAAGAGGACAAAGTAAACGAAGAGGACAAAGTAAGCGAAGAGGACAAAGTAAACGAAGAGGACAAAGTAAACGAAGAGGACAAAGTAAACGAAGAGGACAATCAAGTAAATAGAATTACTTTAGAGTGTTTAATGAATCCTATTTTATATAGGCGTTATGTTGAAAGAAATAATATAACAGAGAATGAGATAGAATGGGGTAAAGAAAGGTATAAGAATAAAATCATAGAAATAACCCGCACTATGTTAGAAGGAAAAATAGAGATACCGCAATTAGAAAGACCTTTTAATGATTATATAAAAGAAGTTGTAGAGTATTTTAAGTTTGTAGAAAAGATTGAGATATATAATTCAGAAATTACAAACCAAACAGAGTCAGCAGATAATATATCAGATAATGCATCGGATAATACATTGATAAATGAAGATGACACTAATAGAGGGAATAATTATAATAGAATAATAATGAATACACGTGAACCATATACAGGTATGAGAAAATTTGTAACAATTAAACATACACAACCGAATAATGATATAAGTTTAAATTATCCGATAATAAAAAAAGAAAGAAAAGATTCAATGTAAAATTTAATCTACATTTATTATAAGATAGACATATAAAACCCAGATGTTTAATATGACAAGATATAGAAAACAGAGAAAAAGAAATTTTAAAGGAGGTAATACAACAAGAAAATATATAAGAAGCAGAGGTAGCGAACATAGAAATAGCGAACATAGAAATAGCGAACATAGAAATAGCGAACATAGAGGTAGCGAACATAGAAATAGCCAAATAAAACGAAAGTCGAAAACATTTAAGAAATTAAAATGTAGTCCTCGTTTAAAATCAAATAAGAAGGATTATACCTGTTATACATCTGATTCATTAAAGAAAATACGTAATTTATGGAATAAAAAACATCCAGATGTAAGAATAGAAGCGGATACTCCAAGAGAAATATGGGGTCAATTAAGAAACAATATGGGTAATGTATGTAATAAAGAAAGTTGCTGGTTAAATCAACAATTTATGAAAAACAATTTAGACAAAGAATTATTAAATTATACGTTTGCTCCAAAATCTCCAGCAAGTTGGAAAAAAGACCCAAATACGTGGTTAAATAGTTTAGATATAGAAAGGGTAATGAAGCAATATGAGCACACATATCCTTGTTTTGAGTTTCTAGGACCAAGTCCAATAGATTTTGACGACAATGATAAAGATGGATATTGTGTATGGCCTGAGATCAAAGATTTAAATATCAAAAAAGAAATAACTAACGGTAAAAACAAGATAGGTATAATATTTAATTTAGACCCGCATTATAAAGGGGGTTCACATTGGGTATCTGCGTTTATAAACATAAAAAAAGGTGAATTAAATTACTTTGACAGTAACGGAGAAAATATACCGAGACGGGTAAAAAAATTGATGAATAGGTTAATAGAGCAAGGTAAAGAATTAGGTATAAAGTTTGAACTAAATATCAACAAGAGAGAGCATCAGAGAGAGGATACCGAATGTGGTATATATTCGTTATACTTTGTAACAAGTAGAATAGAAGATAAACCTTTTAAATATTTCACAGATAATAGAATATCAGATGAGGAAATGATGAGATTTAGAAAACGGTTTTTCAATGGTTATGATAACCTTTAATTATTTTTTTCAATTGATTAAATAAAATAATTAAAACAAACAAAACAAACAATCTTTTCTTTTATTTACGTTTATCTAACTTATCCTTGTAATAATAATATTCACCAACGTTATTTAGATTATTAAAGCATTCGCTAACAGCGGTATTATAATCAACTATTTTGTAATTAATATCCCATTTTTTTGCCCATACTTTTAGTTCTCTACTTACGATAGGCTGTCTGAATTGCGGCATATTTGGAAATAAATGATGAACAACTTGGCAGTTAAGATACCCCATAAACCAATTAATCCAAGAGTTATCTGGATTAATATCAACTGTATGATCAAATGCGTAATGTATCCAGGTAATATCTTCATCTTCATTAACAACACTTGTTGTGGTATGAGATAGCGAAAAGTTGCCGAATAAATATATACCTGTGCCTATCATCTGTAGGTACAAAAATCCGTATGAGGTTAGCAAATTCCAACCACTATAATAAGATATAATAAGTGTTCTTAAAATATGACCGGATATAGCATAAATCATCTGTTCGTAATCTTTATCACTTATCATTTTACGAGGATGTAAATAATAAATCCAAAAAACCATTACAAAAATACCGGATGTGACAGGTAGAAAGGTATATGCTTGATATTTTAACCAAGTAGGAGACCAAAAACGTGTTCTATTCTTTTCAATAGCAGTATCGTAAAATGCTACTAATGGTGTGGTATCCAAATCAATATCGTGTTTAATTTTTTGCGGTGTAGCGTGGTGTTTATTATGCATGCTATTCCACATTGAACCACTCGTCCAAAGACCTAGACCCATAATAAATTTTTGTATAGTTTTGTCAGTTTTTATGTCGCAGGTAAAACTATTATGTCCTGCTTCGTGTTGTACCCAACCACATCTCCCTGAAAATAATGAATAACCAATAACACTTAAAAAACAAGCAATATAAGAAAAAGGTGATTTAATGGTTAATAAATATGTAGAAAGGCAAAATATAGCGATTAGTTCAGATAAGCGATAAAAGATATGAAAATAAGAAGGTTCAAAGAAACCTCTATCATATAAGGATTTACGTAGCTTCTCAAAATCTTCTAAAAGTGGTTTATATTTATTATCTAATACATCTGTATTTTTTATAATATTTGAAACATCGTTTGTTTTTAAAGATAATAAATAACCATTTGCTATTTTAGATCTAAAATGGAATTCTTGAAAAGCATATTTTGAATCAGGCGTAATTTGTTTTGAATTAACTAATAACGATTCTGGGTAGCACATATATTTTATTACTGAACCACCAGGATGTTTATCTGCAAAATCTGAAACATCGTATTCAATATTAGCAATTCTAATAAACATATTAGTATATTAATTAAATAAAATAATTAAAACAAATAATTAAAACAAATAAGATATTATAAACAATTTCATAATATAATATAAATAACAGACATATAATGAACTTCAATAACGATAAACTAGTTAGTATAGAATTTAATAGTAATAATAATAAAAGTGTATTATGGGAAATGTTAGTGGAAAATAATGAATTTATGGGATTAAATGATGTAGAGCAAGTGAAAGATTTATTTGAGAATACAATTACAATAACAGATGGTAATCATGCAACAAATAATATTTTAGAAAAGAATAAGATATTTTTAAAGGATTTCATAAGAATATTAAGTAATATGCGAAAGCGTTCTACATCAAATGTAGCATCAAATGTAGCACCAAATGTAACGAGATCCGATATTCAACAGGCCAGAAATAATCAATTTGAATCAAATTTGAAAAACAGACAAGAAGAATTTACGGACTTAATAACGCAAAAAAAACCAACCGAAATAGATTTCTCTGATAAGGATGGGGATATAAATAATGGAAATGTGAATGATATTTTCATGAGTATAGAAGAAAAACGCAAAAAAGAGTTAGAAAGTATTACAACCAATTATAATACAAATAGCAATAATGATAATGTAATGAAATGGTTAAATCAAAATGATAATAAACAAGGCAATAATAAACAAGGCAATAATAAGCAAGACAATAATAATCATAATAACAATAATCAGAACATACATATAAAAATAGAAAATGAAGTAATAGATACTAGTGATAATAATAAAGGAATTATACCACTTACAAACGATAAACAAGTGTCTTTTAATTTAAGTAATTTAGAAGAGCATAACAATAATACTATAAATAATACTATGAATAATACTATGAATACAACCTCTGTAGATGAAAAATTAAATACAATAATAACTAAAATAGATGATTTAAGTAGCAAGTATGATAAATTAATTGAGTTGTTTGAATTATTTAAAGTTTCAAAAAATTGAATTAGAAAATATAATATATATTATATTAAAAGTTATATATATTATAATGAAATCAATAAATATGATTAATATTATGTCGTTATTTATTAGCGTTAATGCTCAATTAGCAAATGCTTTTACACCATTGATATTATACTATAGAATGACGGGTGGACTATCTTATAACAATCCATATTATGAAAAGATTAATACAGATTGTGATAATGATTATTTTAATTATAATTTTAATAAAAGAACACAATCAGTTATAATCTGTAAAAGTGTAGATGATGATTATGAATGTTACGAAGATAATAACAACGGCATAAATAATAGCATAAAAAATACGCAATATTCATTAAGTTATAAACTAGATAATTATGAAGATAATGATTATGAATGTTATGCAGACGATTATCTTGAATCTTATTCAAATGGTAATGATAAACCATGTAGCAACGATTATTATGAAGGATATAAAGATTTAATCAAATATGATAACAGATACAAAGATTTGTGGGATGAATATTACACAGGAACTATTAATAAAGACGGTATTAATTATGATAATAATCATATAATTGAGAATGCTATAGATGAAAAAAATAAAAAAGAACAAAAGTGGAATAAAGTGCAAAAAAAAATTAAGAAGGAACAATCGAAGAAGTGGCCACCTTCATCCGCTAAGGAACACCCTAAAAATAACGTAGATGATTACCCACTATGGCCATAAAATCTATATCTAATAAAACTTAACCTTTATTTCCGAACCTTTTTTAATTATTTTTCCAATTAAAGTAGGATTTAATTTAGGGTTATTAGTTGCATTTTTATACGACCCTAAATCATAAAATTCACCTGTTGCCTTATTAAGAGCATAATCTTTACCCTTAATTTTTACATTAAACGCCTTCCAAGTAATTTTTTGTTTATTTACGTCTGATATATCATCTGTGCTATTATTCTCATATGAAGGTACATAAACATAACCATTGGGTTTTGGATTACCAAAACTATAACATACTAATTGTTCTCCAGAGTCTTCTTTATTATGGAGTGAACAATCTATAGACGATTCTTTAATTGCATGTAATATCTTACTATTGATATTTTCTTTAATAGTAGATATTTCATATAATAATTCATCACTAGTAACGTTTTTACTTTTATCTAACTTTCCCTTATCGTGCAGTTTTAGTTCAGTAGATGCTTTATCCAGATTTGTATCGCTAAACGTCATTAAGTAAAGGAATACGCTAACGGTTTGTTTATCTTCAGGTAGAGCATTATGACTACAAATACGTCTAGCTCTTCCTATAACTTGTTGCATACGAATAGGGTGCCAATAAGGTTCCAAAATATGTACGAATCTGACATTCTTAAGAGATATACCTTCGGCACCAGAAGCGGTAATCATAATCAACTTAATAACCTCACCCATATTATTATTTTCAGCACCGATAACATCTGTTATATATTTTTTAATACCGCTTGGAATATCATCCCATGCACCATTAAAGACTTTTCTAATAATCTCTTTTTCTTCCGTAGTTTCTGTGCCAGTATACAAAACAAATTTTGGTTTAAGTTTATCCTCCTCTCTAATATCAACATCATAATCACCTGATGGGGTTTTCTTAAGTTTAAAATGAGCATATCCGTGATGTTCTAATATAAGTTTTAATACACCAATACCTTCAATGGTTCTAAATTGACTATATAATAAATGTAAACCATCAAATGATGTAGCTTGTAAGTTTTCAAGAACATTTAATAATTTAGGTGAATATTCTGATAATCCAGTTTTAGATAAGAATTCATCTGCACCTTCAACTAATTTCTCTAACGCTTCTTCAATGCGTTTATCATAATTACTATCAACGACATCTTTTAATTGACCTTCTATTTCTGCCTTATCATCTAATTCATATAAACCATCAACATTTTTCAGTTTATTTTCAAGTATATTACCGTCTAACATATCCTCGTCTAATTTATTCAAATTTTCACCTTTAATGTCGCCAATTTTATTTTTATCATTTGGCATTGGGCGACCTATACTGGTTGGAAATACAAAATTACAAAAAGCCCGAGAGAATATCCTATAGGTACTGGTAGATTTATCATCTTCACCGCCTTTCGGTTTTTTTCTTTGTTTTTCTAACTTACGCTCTTCTTTTCTAGCTTCTTCATATACACCTAATTGTTTATCGCTCATTGGTATTTTAATAACAGTGATGTCGGTATTTTTATTGAACCGAGGCATAAGCGCATCTTGATCTCTAAAATAACTGGTTAAACCAAGTATTCTTCTTTTAAAAAGATTTTCATTTTTAATATCGCCTGTTTCAGTATTAACAAAATAATTATTAAATTCTTCTAAATTATCAGGTAATGCTTTATACGATATTATTTTAATATTAGTTGCCCTTACTTCAATATTATTGGTAGAAAGTATGTTTATTATTAAGCGTTGGAAATCACTGTCTGTTATGTCGCCATTTTCATTAACTTTAATGCCTCTGAAAGTATTATCAGTCTTATCCTTTGTATCATACATATTTATAAAACCAAAAGGATTTTTAGTAACACTTAGGGTTTTGCTTGTCGCTTTATAATCAATATAATCAACTATGTTATTCAATCTCTTATTAGAAGTAAACATTTTAGTAATGTTTTCAGTATTAATTTTTTCCGCAGTTTTAATGTCTAAAACTAAATTCCAGGTTTTAATATAACCACGTAAAATGTTAAAAAATATAGCTATTTCATTTGGATAGTTAATAATAGGTGTGCCAGAAAGAAGAACAATCTTACAGTTTTCTGCGCTCATTAAATATTCATATAATCGCATAGATAATTTCTCAGTCTTACCTATTTTATTAACAATCCTACTAACAAAGTTATGAGCTTCATCTATTATTATAACCTTATCATTAAAAGGGTTTATAGTATAATCACGTGTTAAAACTTGTAAATGTCTATTTTGTAAACCATTATAGTTGATAAATTTATATTTGCTTTTAATCATTTCATCTATTTGGATATTAACACTGTTCTTATCAATATTTGATAATGATTCATAATTAGGTTCTTTTGAAACATTTACTAACCAAGCACCTTTATTCTTTTTAATGAAAGTGGTTTTTAAATTAAGTATTTTAGATAAACTATCTAAGTATCTTGGATTATCTTCAATACTAATAAATTCCCAGTATTGTTTTTTCTTATAAATAGGATCTCCGCAGTTTTTAATTTCTTCTCTATAGTTTGTTTGTAAAGATGCTGGTGTCATAATAACGACTTGTTTATTATGTTTTAATCCTTCAGCAATAGCAATAGAAGAACAAGTCTTACCTGAACCTAACCCATGATATAATAATAAACCCCTATATGGTGTATAAATATTTATATAATCACGTACTATTTTTTGATGAGTAAGAAGTTCCTTAAAATCACCGCTGGCTGCGTCGCATGAAACTTGCTTAGAGTCATCTATAATATCATCTCTATAATCAGTAAATGCCGAGTTAATAAAATTAATAAACATTTGTCGATTATTTTGATAGTATGATGGTTTACGAATAATAATATTTGGTTGTGGTTGTGGTAATCGTTTTTCTAATGGTACATCATCTATAACTACAAGAGTGCTATCTATTTCTTCTTCTTCATCTTCATCTATATCTTTAAGTTTACCTTCAAGAGAACGAAGTTTCAGTTTAGGTTTGGTTGTCTTTCTGGTTTTATCATCAGCAATCATTGATTTTTTTGTTTTCATTTTTTGTTTATCATTGTTATAATTGTTATCATCTTCTTCTAAAGGCAATATCCTAATTTTCTTATCTTTCTTACCTTTAATAATTACTACTGGCTGTTTTTCTTTCAATCTTTCATTAGCATCAACATCGGCATTTTCTTCTTCCAACATTGGTTCATTTGGACCCATTTCATTTGCACCCATTTCATATGCATTACTTTGCTGAGATGTCTTAAACATCATAAACCGATTTCTTATATCATCTGCGTTTGTATTACTTAATTCTTCTTTTACAACCTTAATAGGTACATTTATTTTAACAGGTTTATAAGCAATCGGTATATCTATTTTTACTCCTATCTTATTCTTTTTAGGATTAGGTTTATCTTTTAATTTATCTATAATTGATGTCATATAAAATAAATGTATATTATTAATTAAATAAAAAACTTATCTATTTAATTAATTTATTTAATCATATAAATTTAATCTTATAAATTTAATCTTGATTACTGTTAGTTATTAACTGTAATGCTTCCTCACACGCGGTTTGTTCCGCCTTTTTCTTAATTTTATGTTTAGATCCACCAAGATAAAATATACCCTTACCATGTTCTTCTATATAAGAATGGATAGCATTAAATGAACCCAATTGTGAATAATCAACAGCATTACTAATATTAGTTTGCCATATTTCTTGACCTATACATAAATATACACCCATATCATATCCTTCATCCAGATTATGTTCTGTTCGTTCTAAATAATCCGGAGTAGTTTTAAACTCTTTTTGAAGTTTAACTTGTAAAATATTCTTATAGTTATCATCATTTCTAATAAGCGCCATCCAATCTACGTGTTGTTCGTATATATTTTCTATGAATTTCTGTGCTATTTGAAATCCTGGACCGGTTACAAATACGTTTTCAAACCATTTATCATCATCGTGTATTTGAATTTTATTAAAATCAAGAAATAATGCTCCTAGAAAGGCTTCAAACAAACATCCAAGTTTTTTAAGATTGATTCTCGTCTTCTTTTCTTCTGCATGTTTAGATATAACATACCATTTATGCAGACCCATTTCATATGCTAATTTTCCAATAGCTTCGTTTTTGACAAGTGCGATTTTTTTTTCTGTCATAAATCCTTCATTTTCTTTAGGAAACCTTCTATAAAGATAATATTTAGTAATACATTCTAATACTCCATCTCCTAGAAACTCCAATCGTTCATTAGATTTTGTTTTAAGTTCGTAACAATCACCCGGTTTAGGAGATATTTTAATATTAGATTTTTCATTTTCTAGATGAGGTCGTTTAACATATGATTTATGAATAAATGCGCGTTGATATAGGTTTACGTTAAATACTTCACCAGGAACCCCATATCTTTTTAGAATAGATTGAACTTCGCTCAATGTAATCTCTTTATTTAGGGGGTTATAGGGATTAAAAATCATATCTTCGCCATCTTCAGTTTTACCAGATAATTTAGTAATATCATCATCGTGTTGGATTAATTTAGAAACATCGTGCTCGGAAACATCGTGCTCGGAAACATCGTGCTCGGAAATAACCTGCTCGAGAACAACGTTACCATTACTTATACTATTCATAATATAATATATAAACTATCATTAATTATATTTAAACGATTTCAATTCTTATATTAATTAAAAAAATATTTTTTAAATAAAAAATATATTACTATAATATAAAAATGCCAAGTCAAGTAAGAGGAATTTATTCAACAAGAACTACTAATAGCAACCAAAGCAGTTGTGGTGCTGGATTAATGCCAATGGGAACCCCAGGTATCTCAAGAACCGGTGGAACCAAGAAAACAAAGACTACTTGTGAACCTAATCTTAAAATTGCTCAAAATCAAACAAGATAGGTAAATAATCTATATTAATTAAGTAATATAATATTTACTTAATTTATAACATGCCAAGAAATAGCAGTTCAACAAGAAGAAGAGCCCAAGCGGGTATTTTATCTACTTCTATCACTAATAGACCCCAAGGCGGAGGACCAAACAAAGCGGGTTCTCACCCAAGTGGAACAGGTAACATGTCTATGTTTTTTAGACAATCTGAATCAAAACCTGTAACTACTCCGCTTAATTATATGTTCAAAACCAATTATGGTTACCGTAATAGAGCTATGCTCTAATTATTTTATTCGTTTATCTATGTTAATTATTTTCAATACAATATACTGTTTTATAATATAGTATATTATATAATATGCCTCCTAGAAATGGTTATAAAGGTCGCGGCGGTCGTTCCGCACAAGCAAGAAGCGTAATAAGTTCAGGTATATCGTCTACACAATTTCTTAATACTCAAAAAGATGGCGGTGGTGCTGCGTTAAAAGCCGGTGCTATGCCAACTGCTACTGGTTTTAATACATTATATTATAGACAAACGCAAAGTAAACAACCTAAACCAGACTATGTTTTTAATTGGAAAGGTAACCCAAGATATAGACCACTTATATATTAAATAAAATAATTAAAACAATGATTTAGATAAACCATTTAGATAAAACATTTAAATAATATTATAACTGACATATACATACCATATATGCCACATTTTTCACGTACTAATAGATATGGATTTTTTAAACTATCAAATCGTGTTGAATCCAGACGATTAAGAAGATATAAGACAAGAGGAAATTATGAAACTAATATGATAGATGATATTAAAAATAGTAATTGTAATGAAAGGTGTGGATGCGATATATTTAATCTCATTAAGTTATCATAGAACAAAGGTATTAAACATTTTAAACATAAAATATATTAAATATTAATAAGCATATTAATCATACATGATTATTAATATTGATTATAGAGAAACAAAACTTATTGAATTAATTAAGCCCAAAATAGATGCGCATAATGATAATGCCAAAAATGCCAAAAACGCCAAAAACATTATTACATTAGAGATAAGCAATCTTCCATTAGGTGATATAACATTATCTCACGAAAAAACCGATAAACCTATTATCATAATAGAACGTAAATCAGTTAAGGATTTAGCAGGTAGTATAAGAGATGGTAGATATAATGAACAATCAGCCAGATTAAATGAATACCCGCTAGCAAATCATAATATCGTTTATTTAATTGAAGGTAGCATTAGAGATTATAAACCCCCAAATGTAAATATGAAAAATCCCATAACATATCCTGCGTTATATTCATCACTTATTTCCGTATTGTACTATAAGGGTTTTTCGATATTAAGAACGGTAGATGTTCAAGAAACAGCGGAATTATTATATCGGATAACAGATAAGATTTCACGTAATAGCGGGAAAAACGAACTTCCTTATTATAGTATTGAAAATGCAAATAGCAACAAGAATGCAAATAGCAATGAAAATGCAAATAGCAGTGAAAATGCAAACCCTGATATAACAGATGCGTTGTGTAGCGGTTCAAATAAAAAAAGTTCCAATATAACACCTGATAATATAGGGATAATAATGTTATGTCAAATACCAGGTATAGGTAAAACAGCAGCTACAGCAATTATGAATGAATATGATACAATAGGTGATTTAATAAATGATTTAAGAGAGGATAAAACCTGCTTAAATAATTTAAAATATTCGGTGGGTACACAAAGCGAAGAAGGAAAAGATATTAAACAGCGAAAAATAAGTAAAACCATAATAGATAACCTAATCAAGTACTTAGTTAAATCAAGTACTTAGTTAAAGCATATCAATCATAAAATTTAAGCGTTTGCTGCGGCTTCGGCTGCTGCGGCTGCCTTAGCGTCCTGTGCTTCTAAAACAGATTTTCTTGACCATTTTGAGTCTTGACCTCTGGCACGAGTAAGACCTTGTCTGTCATCTCCTTGCATAACTAGTTTATCAGCATATTCATCTCTGCTATCATTTGGGTCATTTCTTGTGCGTTTATCATAAGTGCCGGAAGCAACAACGCCTCTGCTAAATTCTACGCCGCCCCAGTTACTATCCATAGCATTAGCACTCTTTGGACCATCTCTTTCACCTTGATTAAACATTTTATCTAATGGAGTATTTACACCTTGATATTGACTGGTACCATCATACCCAGGGAATGAGTTTCTGTTATATGGTAAATCATCTTTACTAGCATCAAACAATTGTTGAACTGGAGCAGGTTGTGCGCCAGCTGGCGCATAAAGATTATCATAAGGTGGATTGCCCATTATAGGTTGCGTTGGATCACCATTCATATTTGATAAACTTAATTCACCGGTAGCATTATATTGTTCTTGTAAATATAAAACAGGACATTCTATTCCTTTACTTCTTTGCCATTCAGTAAATTCTACATATTCTTCTAAATTGTTAAAAACTACAGGATTAACCCCAGGTATTTTAGCTAAACCTGAATTAAGTAATTCTATTTTATCCCCTTTTTGAATTAAAACATTAGGACATCTTTGCTGTAATCCTTCTTTGGTATTTATTCTGGTATAATTTAATGTAAAATATAACCCTAAAAGAAAAACAACTACAATAAAAGTTCTAAGTATCAATTTATTTAATTTCATATCTATATTATAATATATATATTATTGAATATAATATAATTAACTGTTTTCATAATAATTAATAATTTATTCAATAATATATATATATATATTAATCATTATGAGTAATATGGTTGAAGAAAGTGCTCTAGAGTATATATTTCAAAATAATTTAAGAAATTGGGGGATACCCACAGAAGTATCTAATGGAATATTATCTAAAATGTTTGATAATACTCGGATAGATATGACGAGTTTAGAAAAACTCGCAGAGGATAAGATTACAAGTTTAATAGTCAAAGGTGGTACAGATAGACCTGGATTATTAGATGTAATATCAGCCGGACTTAGTATGACAGACCTAGCGAATTCTAGGGGTGATACATTAGAAATATATAACATGATTTCTTTAGGTATAGGATTTAGACCCGGAGGAGGCGCTTCGTCCGTACAACAAAAATTTTTTACTGCTATATCGGGGGCTGATTCAGCAGAAATTAAGGGTATTACAGGATGGAGATCATTAATGGTTGATGGACCAAATAAACTTAGAACCTTATTTGAAGGACATATAAATATAGATAAACAATGCAACCAGGCTGAAAAAATAGCAGGAAAAGAAAAACTTCCAGACAAATGTTGGTTATGTGACGGTGAATTTGGCGAAACTAATCAAACAAAACAAGTATGTGAACATGTATTGCCTGTTACTGTAGCCTCTATGGCTAATATGCTTATAACAGGACACGATAATAGAGCAGATGTATATGGCGCAGAGTATAAGTGGTCACATTTTTGTTGTAATGCTAGAAAGGCGGACATTTTACCTGTATCAATCCAACCAGGGGGTACAAATAATATGATGATGGTAATAAATGAAACCGAATTAGATAAATTAGTTGAAACAATAACTATTGGTTGTCAGTCGGAAATTGGAAGAAATTGGGGTGGTAAATGTAATAAAATAAAATTAAAAGAGGTATTACAACCTGCTGTAAATAAGTTTAATGAATATCTAAATAGCAAAGCTGAAGGTAGCATAACAGAATCTGATAGAAGCTTAATTGCTAAGTTAGAGATATTATTTGATATTGTATTGAGACCGTTTGTAGTAGGGATGAATGTATTAAAATCTATAAAAAAGGAGTTTGCTAATTTATCATATGAACAAATTTATAATCAAATAAATAAAGCAGATATAAGTACATTATGCAGAATAATATATTCTGAAAAAAATCAAATGAATAGCGAACATATACTATTAAGCATAATGTATTTATTGTTAATACAGGGTAGACCCATAAATGATATTTTAACTGCTCATTTTAATTTATGTAATAGATTTAGACTTATAAGAGGAGGAACTGTATTTATACTACATTGTATTGAAACCGGACAACAATCATTAATTAATGCTGATTTAAAAAAGCTTATGTTAAGTCATTTTGAAGAAACTATAACTTTTGCTAACGAAATAAAAGGCAAAGGTAGCAATCCAGATTGGAAAAAGGAACACATTCCGAATTTTAATGAAACACTTAAACAAGAAATAATGAAATTATATTATGAATTGCAGGGCAGCATAACATTTTCTGATGAAGACCAACAAAAACTTTCTAAATCAATACAACCTTTTAATGAGCCTGAAAGACCCCGCGGTCGGTCGCGGAGCCGTGACAGGAAGCCTCCTCGCGGTCGGTCGCAAAGGCGCTCCTCAACTCCTCCGAGGCGCCCGAGCCCGCCGCATCCTTACAACACGCGGTCAAAGAGAGGAGGGGGGCTCGGGACAAGAAAGCACACACGTCGGTCTTCAAGAAGGCTGACAACACCAACTCCCAATAAGGGGAAGGGAATTGGTAGAGGCACTCCTAGAACTCCTAGAAAGCGCGCAATTACAAGTAAAAGAACTAAAGAACGTAAAAGAATTGGAACTTTAATATTTAACTCAAATAATGAAGCAAATTATAAGTCAAATAACGAATTTATATTAAGACAAACAGTATTCATGAGTCTACTAACGCATAGTATGCCTGATGAAGATATAAAAGAAACGAGAAGAGAAATGGGATTAGAATTTATTGGACTAAACGGTCAAACAGGCGGGTCACAATCACGAACACCAAGACGTTCTTCAAGAAGAGGTATATCAACAAGGAAATCACCATCAGGAAAAACTGGGTCTAAGAAAACAAGTAATAGCACTATGAAAAGATTTCCCAAACATTTATCATTTAATAATTACAAAAAGGATGCATTTAATAATTACAAAAAGGATGCATTTAACTTTGGTTTTGGACAGTTTATAATATCAAAAAAAGCATATGAAATGAATAAGAATAAATCTATCCCAGAAACAGCTGAAGATATAGCAGAACTACTTAAAAATTCGTTAAAATAATTTATTAACTTTAATAAAAAAGTCGCACAATTATGTCATGATATGATATAATAGATTATTCTGGTAATGAAAGTTTAAGTAGTCCTGATTTATTAAATAGTTTTTGTGATAAAGGTGTTGATTTTTTGAAAGATTGTACAACTTGGAATATAATAAATAATATTCTTGAAAACCCACGTTATAATATGTTTTCAGATATTTAAATATATATATATATATAAATGGTAAAAACTCTAAAGGGAGGAATGAGGAAAATATTAACTGATGATACGTTAGCCGAGTATATAAATCCACATTTTCTAAAAAATGATTGTTGTATGTGCGTTTTTAAATTATTTGGCGCGCCACAAAGAGAATTGAATAAAGTTCTATCAATCGGTGATGTTGGCTTTACCGAGGATCAGTTATTGAATGTTATGCGTAATGGTTATCCTCAGTATAGGCATGAACTCACACGTTATGATGGAGATCGCGGGGACTTGAATAATCTATTTGATACAATTCCAGAAGGAACAGGTGCTATAGGTGGATTACAGCGATATGATACTACTAGACACTGCGTTGCTTTTGCACGATCGCTTAATGGTAGAAGGTTTATTTTCGATGTTCAATTGTCAAACACATATACAGAAGCCGATTTTGATAACTGGTTACGTGATGTCAGATTTCTATATGTAATAAATAGTTTTGCACCCGACGGCTCCTATCTCTACATTGACGCGGACCCCGCCGCCGCAGCTCCTGCCGACGAAGCGCCCGATGATGTCGCTCCTCCTGACGAAACCCCCGACGCCGCGCCCCCCACCCCCCCAGCATCGCCCACCCCCAACTTCCCGGAGCTCGACCGACCACTCCCGCCGCCCAACGCCGTCTCCGAAACCGACGACGAGGTGCTCGAGCTCGTCGCCGACGGCACTTCTGCGCGGGGGAGAAAGAAAACTAAAAGTAAAAGACCTAGAAAAAGTAAAAGACCTAGAAAAAGTAAAAGACCTAGAAAAAGTAAAAGACTTAGAAAAAGTAAAAGACCTAGAAAAAGTAAAAGACTTAGAAAAAGTAAAAGACTTAGAAAAAGTAAAAGACTTAGAAAAAGTAAAAGACTTAGAA